CATTTAGATCGATAGCCGTACCGCTGCTGTGGTTACTTAACTTGCCCGGTACGCCCCGAACATCACGATAGCAGTAGCCCCAGTCATCTAATGTGCCGCCATCGATCGGCTCGATCAGTTCATTAAACTGCTCAGCAAAGGCAACCAGTAAAGGTGCAGCAAAATAGGCGCATCGCAGCTTTATCTTTGTACCCTTAATTGGGTAAGACTTGATACGGATCGACTCAACATCCTTAGATGCTGGCCAGCCGTTATAGCTGATCGCAGACATTGTTACTAAAAACCAAGTGCCTTTAGATCATCTACCGTTAAACCTAATGCCTCTAGTTTGGCGGTAGCTGCATCTTTAGCGGCTTTAATGGCTTTTTTCTCAAATTCATGGGCTTTTTTGTTTTCCTCATAAACTTTAATTTCATCATCCGTGAACGGGCGATCAATATAAGTGCCATCCTCAGAATAAATACGGTGGATTAAGTCAGTCATTTTTATGCCCCATATACTAAATAAGTACCAGAAGTAAAGTTACCTGTACTTGGTAGGAATTGAAGTGTGCTAATTGCAGTTGTTTGGTTATATGCGCCAATGCGGTTTTCAATATTGACGTTAGCTGTGGTTGTTGCATTTACTGTTGCATTGCGTGAGTTAGCAATTTTCCATGTAGTTGTATTGGAATAACTAGGAATATCGATAATGATGATGCCAGTATTAACAGAATTATCGTTGCCAGTAGCCATATTGACAGATGTCTGAGCAAAAGGCTGGTTTAACTGTGGCGAGTTACTTGCACCAAAATGTCTATTCGCGCCAGAATCTCCGTTAAATCGCATCATAAATTCAGCGTTGTCCGTGGCTGGTAGAAAGTTTAAAATGTAAACTCGTAGATCCGTGTAGCTGGTTGAAAAACTAGCGGTAGTTGTGGATGCACCCGATAAAGTTCCGCTAGTCAATAATGTCCAGCCACCGCCGCCAGCAACAGAAACCCATGCAGATCCTGAGTAATACTCAGTTGAGTTAGTATCTTTTAGAAAACTAAAGTTACCTTCCTGTGGGCTAGTTACTGCGGCTGTTCTAGCTGCGGCGTTAGCAAAAACCCATACGCCTTGCATTAGGTAGCCATCAACGTCATTAGCCGTTAAAACTTCCCCTGTTACAAAATCTTTAAAGCCTAGTCCTGCTCCCATTTTCTTATCTCCTTAATAGCTCAATACGGATGTATCAAGTACGCCGTATTGGGTTGAGTTCAATATAAACCCGTCTATCACGGGTTCAAGTGTAGTGAAGGTAGTGCGCCATTTATTGGGTGTAACGCTGTGTGCCACGCCAAATACTTGAAGTGTTTTTGTCAGAGTCGAGCTACCTGGCTGATTTGTCGTGATCGTTACAGGATCAAAGAAATCAAGATCAAGCGCGGCTACGATGCCATTGGCATAGTTATCTGTGTAAAGGTCTAGCTCGATGGCATCGCATCTAACGCTAGTTTCAGCCCGGCTTGCAACGTATGCACGGGCATAGTCCAGGGCTACGGCATCGGTTTCCATAAGTAAATTCTGGATATTGTAGGTATGGGCAAAATACTTGGTAACACTAGCTGCGTTAGTAGCATTTTGGACTGTGCCACCTGCACGGCTTACGTTAGCCTGGTTAAATACAAGGGTGTCATCCAGTCGCCATACAGCGTTGAAATAGCCAATATCTGTGCCATTATCGTTAAACACGGTAGGCGTACCTGCGATGCTGGCCGTAGTAACGTTTCGATCCTGGAATACGAACGAGCCAGATGCATCTACATAGAACGCGCCGTACTCGCTATTTGTAACAGTTTGTAATGCGGCTAAAGCAGTACGAGCTGTGCCGGGGTCTGCTTGCATAGTGGTCAAACCTGCATCTACGTCACGCATGGATGCTGGCCATGAAATCTCATCAAGTATTTCGTTAATGCGTGTGCCAGATAGTTGCCCTGCTGTCGCGCCTGTAACTGTACTGATCTGGGCATTTTGAGCCAGTCGCTGAGCATCTACAGCTTGTATCGTTGTATATACAACATCGTTAGCGTTTTTAGGGGTAGTGGTTGTATAGCTCGTAATAAACCCTGAGAACATCGGATAGGTAACGCCGCCATAAGTAGCCGATATAGATACCTTACGCATTGGATCTAGTAAGCCAAAATAGGGACTGCTGGGGTTTTGTGGATTAAAGTCGCCGTTTTGATCCACGATGCGCAGGGTCATTGTGCCAGTCTGAAATTCATCGGCTTGCGGATTGCGGCCGCGTTTGATGCTTACGCTATCTACTACGTTACTTACATCTACGATAACTGCAGCTGAGTCTGCTAATACGTTAGTGCCAAAAATACCTTCACCAATAATAAATGCCTGTGCAAAAGCCGCGCCTGTAGAAAAATTAATGACCGCGTTTATTACTGGAACTGTCATCGAGGAACAGCCCCCGTTACTGTACTACTTAAGCCAATTCTTTGACCGGCTAATAATGCATCGTTTATAACATCTACTAACTCATCTTGCATAATAACTGAGCCATTATTATTTATAATAATAGTAGGGGCGTTGCTGTAACCCGAATCGTAGTTACGGTCTGCGCTTTGTCCGGGATTAAAATTAGTACCAGCCATCCCGTAACCATTTGTAGCAGCTTCAGCAAGTGCATCTACCGTCACTTGGGTTTCTGCTACAGATGCGGCAACGGCCTCAGCAGCTGCAGCAGCCTCAGCAGCAATATTTTCTACCTTTTCTAAAATAGCCTCAATGGTGTCATCCTCTGCAAAAATGCTTTCAATAACAGGATCACCGCCGCCGCCAGTACCGCCACCACCAGCACCACCAGCACCACCAGTACCGCCGCCGCCAGTACCGCCGCCGCCAGTACCGCCGCCGCCAGTACCGCCGCCGCCAGTACCGCCGCCGCCTGAGCCTTGACCTAAATCATAGTTGCGATCTTTGCTCTGCCCAGGATTAAAAGTAACCCCCGGAATCATTAACATGCCGCCCTTTAGCCTATTAAGTTCATTATAAGCGGAAAGTAAACTTCCAGCCCATGTAGAAAACGGATCTTTGGCCTGACTAATGGCTAAAAGATCGGCGGCAATCTTGGCGTTTTGCTTTTGAATATCCTCTAGTTTTTTGGCTAGTGTCTCGGCTTTATCTGCGTTGCCTTCCTCAATAGCCTGCATAAGCAACAGGCGTACTTTTTCTTCTTCGCTTATCTTGCCCTTTAGCGCAGCGGCTATCTGAATTTTTTGTATTTCAAATACAGCAGCGGCCTTATCTAGTTTTGCTTTATTAGCAGCAGCCATTTTATCGGCCTTAATCTTATTAGCTGCGGCTTTTTTATCGGCTGCAAGTTTATTAGCTGCTAATTTCTTTTGATCTGCTTCAAATTTTTGGGTATCCATATTTGAGCCGCCAGTCATGGCAACGTTACCCATGCCTTGGAAACCTTTAATTTCTTTAATCAATTCGGCTAAACGCTGTGGGCTAAATCTGCCTAGCAGATCAGTTACACCGCTAAATAAATAACCGAAAATGCCAGCACCCGGTATGGATTTGACTTGCTCTTTTAAATACACGATCGAATCAACAAAGTTAGCCAGGGATGTAGCTGCGCCTTCAATATCCGCGCCAAGGGTAGATATGCTGTCATCCTCGCCCAAAGATTGCAGGGCGTTAATAAGGCTTGTACCGATGATCTCTTTAGCATTATTAGATGCAATAGCCAGTTTGTCCATTGAGCCAGCAAAAGAATCTGCAGATGTCTTGGCTGCGCCTGCAAAGGTTACGGCTAACTGGTCTGTTATCTCTTTGAAAGACTTAGTTTTTAGATCGGCTTTAGATATGCCAATACCTAATTTGCTAAGCGTGGCATTATTGCCTAGATAAGCCTTTGATAGCGCAGCTGTAACTGACTCTAAATCTTTACCAGTATTTGCGCTTATATCCATCGCGATACCCATTAAACGTTCAGTTTCAGCTGTATCGCGTGTGGCTATTGCTAACTTTGTATAGGCTGGGCGCAACTTGTCATCGATTATGCCAAATTCTTTTTCAATGCGCTGTATATAACCTTCAGCGGTTGCTGCATCTCGACTTAGGCCTACGTTTTTAAGTGCCAGGGCTAATTGCTGTTGAGCCTTTTGATCCTCAGCTGCAGCCTTTACCGATGCCTTGGCATAGGCCAATACTTTAGCTGTGCTAAATGCGACTCCAAAAGTCTTGGCTAAATTTTTTACGTTTTTAGATAATTGGGCTGTAGATGTATCTGCCTGTTTAAATGCTTTTCTGCCAGTAAATTCGGCAGCTATATCAATTCTTACTGATGGATCAACGGCCATTAGTTATACCCCACAGCCCGATTAAACTTATCCCTAGATACTTCAATAGCCTTAAGAATAGCTGCGTTAGTCTTGCCGCCATCCTCTGACCATGCTCTAAATATTGCACGGCCTTTCATCTTTCGGGATCTACGGCCTGCGCCTGTTTGATTATTAGCATCTACGATCTTGCTGTACTGGTTCATAGATTGCACGAATAGATAACCAGCCTCTGGGTTATTGCTCTTGCCGTATTTTTTATTAGTGCTTGTCATATAACGATATTCGCCAGCCCCGGTGTCGCGGCGATAAGTAGGGATTACAACCTCACGCATTTTTGCTTGCTCACGCCCAGAAGTATGTACACGGCCAGCAGTTTCATAAATAGCACCCGATGCGGATGCATTTTGAATACGAGCTAGTGATCTAAAGCCTGATCGGTTTACTCTACTAGGTGTAGTTTTGTAACCAACGCCGCCTTTAGCACCTCTGCCATCCCATACTGGGAACTTGCCATTACCAGATGCTTTAGCCCAGCCCGATAACGGGGCTTGCGATGGAATAAATCCACGAGCCTTAGACACGATAGGTTTAAGCAAACTAGCCATTTCTTTTTGCGTATCTTTAGCTAGATCGGGCGTAAATTTCTTTAGGGCTTTACGAAGTGCGATTCCGCCTACTACCTGTGCTGGCATCTCGCATCTCCTTGTTTCGGTCTTTCATCGCCTGCAATAAAGTCTTAAACATCCTGCTATCTAGTGCTAGTAAATCATTGGGCGCGATACCCGTTTCCAAACTGATCCGTGCGACCAAGTAAGTAAACGAGTCACGCCCTATAGTTCCGGGTCATCATCCAAGACCTCAACCTTTTTAAGTGTTGCTAAGAACGGTGCACCGAACATTGGCACGGTTTCGCCTGCAGCTCTTAAACACTCCCACGCCAACCAGTAAACATCTGACTGCTTTTCATCATCGCGAAAGGCTTTGTGAAAACCTTTCTTTGCATATAACTCAAACGCGTATTCGATCGATGGTGTTATCTGGTGTTCAGATAACGATCCATCAGCCTTTGTGATCTTTAACTTAGCCATTTGTTAGCCCCTATTCTTTTTTATCAGCTAGTTGTAATTACGATTGGTGAATTACAAGTAAATGTAATTGATTGTGTAGCGATGTCTGCTACTGCGCCGTTAATATCTGTAGTGTTATTAACTAGGATTGTTGTGCTGTATAACGGATTAGTCGCAGATACTACTGCGCTTGTCTGCTTTAGCGTGATAGGTACTGTTGTACCCCATGCAAGGTTGCGTTTACGTTTGCAGCAGCTGTATCGCTTAGGAAATCTAAAGTAATTGTGCTGGCCTCTAGACCCTTAACGAACTTATGAGCTGTATCGCCCATAGCAGTTACTTCAAGTTCATCAAATACGCGGTTAATTGTTGCGCTTGTAACGTGATCTGATAGAACTACTGAGTTCAGCGTTACTACAACGGTATTGCTTAAATATACGGCCATTTAGTTATTCCTCTGTTTTCTCGGTTGCAGGTGCTTTAGGTTTTGTATCTTTTACTGGTGCTGCTTCGATCTGCCCAATTTTGATTAAAAAGGCAATATCCTCATCTGTGTATGACATGGTTTTAACTCCAGCTCGTTAGTATGGATATATTAAATTCGGCGGTTAATAGATCGCCGCTATCAGCATTTAATACGCCAGGCGCGCTAACGCTAGTTATATTAAATACAAGATTGGATGCAGCTAGTTTTGTATAGGCTGCAACGATAAAATCCTCGATGCCCTGCAGATTGCCCTGGTTATCGAACATTGGCACAGTTAGCAGAATCTTAAAATTAGCCATAGGCGAAATAGTTATATAGCTGTTATTGCTTGGCGTTAGATATGGATCGGCTGGGATCACTACGCAGCTGTTAGCCAGGATGGTTGCAGGTGGGTATGCGAATACCGACCATACGCCGTTATTGGTTAAAGCCGTTGCGATGGTGCTACGCAGGGTTGTAA